ATTAATCATGGTCTCTTCCCCAAAACTACTGACTGGACTTTGATTAATGGCTACTACGGTGTTTTTGATCGCTTTGTCGCCATTTTGAGCGCGACGCTTAGCAACCTGCATTGGCTAGCGATCGCCAGCATTATTCTTGGCATATATGTTTTTTTGCTACTCACACCTATCGGTGGCCCAGCAAAAAAACCAGCTTGGCTAGATCGCCTATCCCCCGGCTGGAAGCGTCTTCTTCGTCAAGTTGCGTTGACGGCAATTTGCGTACTTGCCTCCCCTTTTGTACTTGTATTGGTCACAGCTTTTCTGGCTGTGCCTGCGGCATTCGGAGAAATAGCAGGTAAATCTGCGGCCGAGCGCGAGGTGGCTGAGTACAAGAAAGGGTGCGAACTTGCACGCACTCCATGCGTAGAGCTAAGCAAAGATGGGAGCATCATCGCCACAGGCTTCGTGCTCGACATCAATCCTTCGCATATTGCAATCTTCGATGAGCAACTACAGCGTGCACGCGTTCTACCCATGGAAAACGTAGCAATCACATCCAAGAAATCAATTAAGTAATGGGCTGTGTCAGCCCTTTACTGCGCGCCTTTCGTAGCAGAAGCGTTCACCGGCCAAGCTGCCCGGCAGGCTCTTGCATCAAGGGCGTGTCCATCAGCTTTTGCTGCCAGCTCTGTGTATCGCTGGCCGCACTGTCCGAGTAGCTGGTTGGCGGTTGCGGCGTACTCGCGGACGGCTTCAGCGGAAGCTGTGGCAATTCGCACATCGGCTTCACGGAGCTGGTCGCGCAGCCGGCCAGCATTGCGCAGGGCAACAGCAGCAGCACCAGCCAGGCGCGTTTGTTCTTGGATGGCATCATTCAAAGCCTCTTGGTAGTTGGTGTTGATGGTCTGCCCCACCAGGAAAGCGGCCTGGTCGCGCGCTGCCAGCTCTTGGGTGTGGAATGCTTTCTGCTCGGCCAGCTCCTGGCCCAGCCGCCAGCCGTTGGCCACCCAGCCCGCCCCAAACACCAAGGCCACGCCCACGGTGGCCACCAGGGCCCGGGCACTCACGCCAGCCCCCCTTCGCACAACTGGCGCTCAGCCGCGCGGCGTTGCACCAGGCCGGGCAGTTGCTTGCCACCGGCATAGGTCCAGCGGCTCAGTTCTGCGCACGCGCCCTGCAGGTCGCCGGCATTCGCCTTGCGCACCAGGGTGGATTGGCAAAAGGCCCCCTCCCCCACGTTGAAGGCAAAGCTGAGGAAGGCGGCGCGCTGGCCGTCTGTCAACGGCTGGCGGATGCAGCCCAGGGCATCGGCATGCTGGGCCAGGTCCTGGTACAGCATGGCCTCGCACTGCTGGCGGGTGAAGGTCTGGCCCATGCGCAGCTCCGGCCCGGTGTGGCCGGTGCACGCGGTGATGATGCCGATGGGGTCGCGGTAGGTGCGCAGCACCGTGCCCTCGTACTTGGCCACCAGCGGCACGACCAGCGCGGTGGCGGCCGCACCGATGGCGGCGATCAGTTTGGCTTTGCTAGACATCGCACCCTCCCTGAATGGCTTGCATGCGCGCCAGGTGCTCGGCCTCCTTGCGCGCGTCATCGCGCAAGCGCAGCTCATGCTCCTTGCGCCGAAAGTAGTAGTTCACCCCCAGGCCCAGCAGCGCGATGATCACGCCCACCCAGCCAAAGAACGCGCTGGAGGTGGCCCAGCCCACACCTGCCGTTGCAGATCCCGCCAGGGTGGTTTTGCTGCCGATGGCTGCGGCGTTGGCGGCTTCGATGGCTGTTTCGACTTTCATGGTGTTCGGGCGTAAAAAAACCGCCCGAAGGCGGCGGTTAGGGGGTGGACTGCCTTCTGGGGGGCAGTGTCTCGGCCAGGGGCAGGAATGCCTAACCCTAGCCGGGGCGGCGCGAAGGCCGGCCCCCAAGCAAGCGATCGGTGCACGGGCGCAACACAGGCAGCGCGTGCCGTCACAGCAGCACGCCACACCGCTGTTAGCATCTAAAACCAGCAAACATGGAGGAATCTATGAGCTGGTATGTCTACTCTGAGCTAGTGCCCATCGACTTCAACTGAGAGCTCCTGCCCACCGTCGAGAGTGTGGCAGTCACCCTCGCAAAAATTGAAGCAGAAAACCTGGTTCGTTATGGCGAGGACTCCAGCCCAGGGCTCTCGTACAGCGAATTCATTGACCTCTGGGAATCCGCCAAGATTGCGGCCGCTGAGGTGGGCTGGGAAGGCGACTTTAGGCACCCACCCTGCGTGCTGTGGCAACCGGTCGATGACGCCTTGCGTCCCGGCTTCGTGATCAAGCAGGACAACAACGGCGATACCTTTGTGGTCAGCCCGGTTCCCCTGCCGCATCTCGAAGACTGAACAATCAGCAAAGGCGCCGCCCATCATTGCCCGCCCCACGGGCATGATGATTAGCTGCTGCCCTGGTAGCTGTAGTTGTGGCTTTCAGACAGGGTGCCTTGGCTGCTTGCGCTGGTGCTGACCACGTTCCAGGCACTGGCCAGCAGTTGGGCGGCCGTTTGTGTGCCGGTCTTGACCACATCCTGGTTCATCTGCGCGGCCTGCATCGCAAACGCGGCATTGCTGCGCTGGGCCTGGGCGGCTACTTCCACACCGGCCTGGTACTGCTGCAGCCGGGCCTGCCAGATGCGCGCGGTCATGTTGGCCTTGGCCTCGCTGGCGGCCGTGCTGGCCCGGTAGGCATCCAGCTGCACGCGGCTGTTATTGGCGGCAATCTCTGACAGACTGGCCTCGGACTGCACCCGCGCGCGGTAGCCGTCGTAGCGGCTGGCCAGGATGCGCGCCTTGGTCTCCAGCGCCGTGATGGTGATCTTGGCCGCCTCGGCCCGCGCGCTGCTCTCGGCCGCAAAGGCCTGGGCCTGCGACTTGAACACCTCCACCTTGGTGGCTTCGGCGCCCACCTGGGTCTTGTAGGCATCCAGGCGGGCTGTCTCGGCGTTGACGGTGGCCACAAAGGCGCGCACCTGCTCGCCGGCGGCCTGCAGCTTGGTCTGCTCCACCTGCATCAGCGTCTGCGCGCCCTGCAGCTGGGTGCGGTACATCTCCACGCGGATCTGCTGGGCCTCCACCTGGGCCTTGAACTGGGCCACCAGGGATTGGTTGATCTGCGCCTTGGTCTGCTCGGCCTGCAGCTCGGCCTGGTACTGCTGCAGCTTGGCCGTTTCCGCGTCGATCAGCGTGCGGTAGATGCCGGCAAAGGTGTTGAACTGCTGCGTCAGCACTTCAAACTCCCGCACGCCGGCGTTGTAGATCTGCAGGTGGCTGTCCGCCATGGCGCGGGCCGCTTCAAACGCCTGCTGCTCGATCTGCAGGGCGTTGTCCATCAGCTTGGCTTCCAGCTGCACGCCCTCGGCCACCACTTGCTGCAGATTGCTTTGCTCCAGCTCGGCCTGCTTGATGGCCACATCGCGCGACAGGCCTGCGATCTTGTCGCGGAACTCGCGGCGTGCACGCTCCAGTTGGGCCACCACCACGCCCTGGGGCAGCTTGAAGCCCAGCGCCTCGCCGGCGCGCACCACCTCCAGCTCGGCATCGAGCGCCAGGCGCGATTCGCGGTCCACCGCGCGGCCCCAGATCAGGGCCTCCACCTCGGGGGACAGGCCGGTGCCCCCTTGGATGCGCTCATTGAGCACAGCCTTCAGGTTGTCCAGCAGCTGCGATGTATAGGCCGGGCCCCGCTGGTGCACCAAGGCGGTGGGCCGCACCAGGTCCAGGGTGGGCGCGTTCTTGAGGCGCTCCAGCCAATCCGCATGGCTGCTCATGCCGGCAAACGTGGGGGTACTCAGGGCCAGCATGCTGGGCAAGGTGGGCAGCGTCACCTCGGGCGCATCGGGCAGGGCCACATCGCGCACCGTGGGCAGCACCGGCACCGTGCCAATCGCAATCTGCGGCGCCACGCCAAAGTTCAGCACCGGCGGGGTGGCCGTGAACTGGGGCAGATCCACCACCACGTCATCCAGCCCCGGCACGTCCTCGCTGGGCAGGGGCACGGCCTGCGGCGTGTGCGCCGTCAGCGCGGGCACCGGGCCCGGATCAGGAATCACCGGCGCATCAATGTCGCTGGTGTCAAAGCGCACATCAATGACCGGCGCCGTCACCGGCGTGGCGGCCAGGGCCTGCATCATGCTGGTCACCTGGGTCTGGATGGCGTCGGCGTAGGTGCGCGAACGCTGGTACTGGTCGGTGACGATTTCTGCCGAACTCATGACAGGGGTGGTGGCCATGTTCAAACCCTCCGGGTTGCAGAGGCATGGGTTTGCACCTCGATGCGCTCAATTTCAAAGTCAGCCCCGGCGACATTGCGCACGCCAAAGCCCAGGTAACTCTCACGGATGCCCCGCCCCGGCTGGGCACGGGCCACGCCGCGGGCTTGCTGCTGCAGCGCATAGGCATAGCGCTGGCCGGTGGGCAGCTCCACCAGCACCTCCAGGCCCTGCACCTGGGCGCTGGGCGTGCTGACGTAGACCATCGCCACGCCTTTGACCAGGCTGCTCTTGTGCTGGCTCACCGGCGTGGTGGCCAGCGCGGCAATCGGGCAACCGGCGTCGGTGTCGCCGCCCAGGGCCAGCAGGCCCTCGTCGCCCGTGGCGTGGCGGCCACTCAGGGAGGTGAACTGCCAGTCGTACTCGGTGGCAGCATGGGACTGCAGGTTGAAGGCGATGGTGGTCATGATCTTTTGTCCACTCCAGCAATCTTGAGAGCGTGGGCACACAGGTGCGAAACCCGGGTCAGGGGCAGTTTTCTGAGGGCGGAGGCGTCGGTGTCCCCACCCTTCCACAGCACGCCTTCGCTGGTGGTGGAAGCGGGGTAGGCCTCAGGGGGCAGGTTGATGGCGATCGCCACCGCCGAAGGCGCGTCCAGGTCGGTCGTGACGTAGCTGGCGCCCCAGGCGGCCAAAGGCACCTGCACGCCCTTGCCCCAGCCTTGCCGGGTGCGCACATACCTAGTCGCGCCGGCCGAGCGCACCGCGCGGATCGACGGCTCGCCCTCGGGAGCCACGTAGTGGTAGTTCGACAGCGGCGGCACCCAGACCGCATCGCATTGCGCCATCTTCGGCACCGCGCACCAGATCCATTG